GGCAGCGTCAGATGTGTATAAGAGACAGATGTAACAGAGAATAATATAGGGAGGTGTGAGCATGAAAATCACAAGAGAGTTAACAGTTAACAAAATTAATGTTATCTGTTACGATCCAGAGAACAAATGTGAGATTACAAAAGAATTAGTATTAATTGGAAATCTCACAGACGATCAGATCAGCAAAGAGATCAAAAAAAGAAATTTCGGAATCGTTATCGACTGGGAGCGAAAAGAGGAAGAAGCTAAAATCTATGGCATGGATGCCGAAGAATTCTTAATGCATGCAACTTTCACAAAAACACCAAAAGAAAAGGAGCACTAAATCATGTCAAAGAAACAGTATACTATTATCAAATCATCTTCTACACTGGACGTATACAATGAATATGACCTCATTGAATCACCCGCTATTGTAAGTCTTAAAAATGTTGAAAACAAAGGTCTTATTTGTGTCGGTTCATGGGTTGAGTACAGAACAGTCGACAACAGCGGAAATGAAATCACCTGTATTTCAGTGCAGGACGCAAACACAGGAGAAGTATTTTCCGGGCAGTCAGCAACTTTCAGAGAGTCATTTTCAGATGTGGTTGACCGTATTTCCGATATGGAAGAAACTCCTGATATGTTTTTCATCGAGGTTCTTCACAAGACTTCGAAGTCAGGTCGTGACTATCTCATCTGTGCGCTTGTTTCCCCAGATCGTGCGTTAGCCCGTATGGGATATTCTGAAAAGAACATCCCCATGCCAGAGCCACAGAAATAATATGTTATCATTTTATGAAAACAGTGGGTATCTGTCGATACCCGCTGTTTTAGGATATGGACAAAAGTTCAATTACATCTGGGGCGGACGTGGTACGGGGAAAACTTACGGTGCTCTTAAATACTGTATTGAACATAAAAAAATTTTCGCTTATATGCGATCATTGCAGACACAGATTGATATGATTAAAATTCCAGAGCTTTCACCTTTTAAAAAATTAAATCACGATCTGGGATGGTCAATATATCCGAAAAGTGTCGGAAAAAATATTGCGGTGTATTATAACGCAGAAATTGACGAAAATGGTAAAATAAAATATACTGGAAATATACTTGGTTATGCTATAGCATTAAATACTTTTGCCAATTTACGAGGTTTTGATGCATCAGACGTTGAGATAGGGATATATGATGAGTTTATCCCTGAAAAACGTGAACGCAGAGTTGAAAATGCCGGATATGCTTTTAAAAACGCATATGAAACAATGAATCGAAACCGTGAACTCGAGGGTATTAATCCAATACAGTTTTTATTGTTTTCCAATTCCGAAAGTTTATCATGTGATATGTTTATTGAAAATGGTTTAATGGAAAAAGTATCGAACATGGATATTAATAAACAATCTCTGTCTATTATACGTGATAGAGGTATTGGACTTTTTAACTTGTATGATTCGCCGATTTCTGAAAAGAAAAAAGACACAGCTCTGTATAAAATGTCTGGATCAGATTCAGCATTTAACAGGATGGCACTAGGAAATGAATTTTATTCCGCTGATTATTCAGGAATTAAAAGCATGAACATTAAAGAACTGATACCTCTATGTAAAATGGATGCTATTACAATATATCAGCACAAGAGAAAAGACTTAATATATGTAACACGGCATAGCTCTGGTACACCGCCAGAATATTCCAATACAGACAAGGATGTAAAAGCTTTCAGACGAGATTTTATTTATTTATGGGATATGTATTTATCAGACAAGGTACTGTTTGAGGATATCACAAGCAAGTCTCTATTTGAGATATATTTTAAAAATAAATATTGACTAGTCCTTTTTTATTTGCTATAATCTTCGTAGAAAGACAAGTGTTCGTGGCACACGTACAACACGTTGGGAGCGTGGGATCATAATGATCCAATGTGCATGAGTATGTACAACTCAAGAATTTGTAGCACTTAATCTTTCGTCACATATGCAGAGTGTCAAAGCCTGCATATGTTTTGTTTCACGTGAAACATTTCTCACCTTTCTTTAATGTTTCACGTGAAACATATATTATATGTTGTGCTAATATATAATGGAGGTGAAATATGGACGTTAATTCCTTATCAACACTTATTAGCAATATCGGAGTGCCTTGCGCTTGCCTGATTGCAACTTTTTATTTGTGGCAGAAAGAAACAGACGCACACAAAGAAGAAATGAAAAACATGACCGAAGCACTCAACAACAACACTCAGGCACTAACCAAACTCACAGACCATATTACAGGAAGTGAAAAAAATGACGATTAACTACAACAAAAATATCAGAGGTGTGTACATCGTCACAACGAACACAGAACCTCTGATGATCAGGGCAGAGCCTAGTACATACGGAACAGTTATCGCAGAAATGCCGAAAAACACGAAATGCATCTGTCTAGGATGTTATTCTGGAAACTGGTATGCAGTAACATACGAACATGACGGTATCATTTCCACAGGCTTTTCTCACAAAAAATATCTCAGGAGGGATTACAAAATATGACATTAGACAACTTAATTACACTCATTACAGCGGGATTCACAAAAGAAGAAATCCTCACAATGTCAGGCACAACCACCCAGCGTGCCCCACAGCCACAGCCACAGCCACAGCCACAGCCACAGCCACAGCCACAGCCACAGCCACAGTTCTATGGACAGAACTATCAGCATGCACCGGTGCAGGGGGTACAGGGATATGCACAGCAGTTTCCACAGATGTTTCCACAGGCACAGGCACAGGCACAGCCACAGCCACAGCCACAGGCACAGCCACAGGCACAGCCACAGGCACAGGCATATCCGCAGACACAGCAGATTCAGCAGATCAGTGAACAGAATGATGTTCTGAATGCTCTGAAAAGTCTCACAAGTGCGGTACAGAGTAACAACGTTAATCTGATGCAGAACACAGTTCCCAAACAGGTTACAACAGAAGATGCTATAGCAAGCATTATCAATCCGCCAAACTATGATGGATTGACAGGGGGTGAAAAATAATGGCGAATACATTAAGTTTCGATCAGATCAGCACAGTGCTGAATGATATCGTTAAACAGGCCACAGGCGTTGAAACTATGAAAGCAACGGACACAAGTTCGTTCGTAGCACAGGCACAGACAGCGTTACTTGTGGGTAATGACAGGATTATGAGCAGCATTTCTCAGGTATTAGACAGGACGATCTTTTCCGTAAGACCATACAACGCTAAATTTAAGGGACTGAGAAGAACTACACAGCAGTGGGGAAACCATGTGCGTAAATTGGGGATGTTAGACGATGATTGGGAAAACGATCAGAGACAGCCACTTGATGATGACACAGCGGTCGACATGTACAAGATCAAAAAAGGAAAAGTTTTACAGACTAATTTCTATGGGGGTCAGGTATTCCAGAGACATAGAACGTACTTTCGAGATCAGTTAGATCAGGCTTTCAGAAATCCAGATGAGTTTGGACAGTTCGTGAGCATGTACACTCAGAACACGATGGACATGATCGAACAGGCACATGAAAGTATGGCAAGAGCATGTGTGGCAAACTATATCGGTGCTAAAAACATCTGGCAGACAAGAGTTACAGCAAGTACAGATGGATATACCGGAGAGCATGTTGTTAAGTTGCTCACGATGTACAATACCGAGAACGGAACAAAGTTAACCGCTAATGATGTAAGAAAAGCGGAGAATTTCCCGAGTTTTTATAAATGGGCTTGTGCTAAGATCATGACTTACATGGACTTTTTCACAGAGAGAACAACTCGATTCCATGCGAATATCACGGGAAAAGATATTGCACGGCATACTCCGCTGAGTATGCAGAACATCATGATTTTTAGCCCAGATCTTCATACCGCAGATACAACGGTTCTGAGTAACACGTTCCATGACCAGTATCTCAAAATTGCGACAAATGAAAAGGTTAATTTCTGGCAGACACTTGACAGTCCGATGGATATTAATGTAACGCCTTCAGTTATGATTCCGGATGGAAGTGTTGAAAAGGGAGAAGCTCAGGCAATGAGCAACATCTTTGCCGTACTGTTTGATGAGGAGGCTATGGGGCTTACTACTATCAAACAGTGGAGTAGCACGACACCTTTCAATAGTGCCGGAGGGTACTGGAATATCTATTATCATTTCACAGATCGTTACTGGAACGATCTTACAGAGAATGGTCTTGTTTTTGTTCTGGAATAGGAGGAAATAATAATGGCGGTAACAGTCAATTTTAAAACGGCAAGCAAAAGAGTTAATTCTACGGAAATTGTCGGCGGTGATGTTACCGTCGTTTCCTGTAATATAAATGAGCCATGTTCTATTGAAAATCCACAGATCATACTGAGAAATGGAGGCAGTGCCCCGTCATGGAATTACTGTGAGATTGTAGAATTTAATCGTTCATACTGGGTTGAGGATTGGGAGTATAGAAACAATACATGGATTGCACATTGCGTTGTGGATGTGTTAGCTACGTATCGTGATACAATACAGGCAAGTAATTTGTTTTTTATCAGAAGCTCAACGAGTTTTGATGGAGATGTGATGGACACTTTATATCCAACGCTGTCGACGCCAGTTAAGAAAAGAACAGTTGTTAATGATGGTTTATTTCCGGTGGCTGAGTATGGTTTAAATCAGGGGTATTTTGTTTGCGGAATTGTAGGAGAAGATGGCCTTACAAATTTCTATGCTTTTATTCCCACTAATTTCGCAGATTTTTGCTCAAAGATATTTTCTAATATTGATTGGGCGAACATCTCAGGTCAGCAGATCACGGATAGTTTGCTAAAATGTTTGTTCAATCCGTTTCAATATCTGACAAGTGTTATGTGGTTTCCTTGCGAAAACGTAGGGGCAGGTAGCACACAGGTTAATGAGGTTAAGTTCGGTTTTTGGTCTTGTGATGTGACCGCATTGAAGTTAGGTAATAAGCCTTTTTATAGCAGGTCTTTTGACATGCCAGTTTCACAGCATCCACAAGTTTCACGTGGAACATTTCTTAACGCTTCACCATTTCGTAGGATTCAGTTAACCATTGACCCATGGGGAACGTTCGATATTGACGGGGGAAAAGTTGCAAGTGATGAGAGCGTAACAGTCAGTGAAACTATTGACTGTATGAGCGGAGTTGGTGTTATGTCAGTGAGCGCAGGAGGTGTTACTTTATATAGTAGTTATGCACAAATTGGAGTTAACATACAGGTAAGTGATTTACGGGCGAATATCATCGAAAGCGGAAGTAGTTTGCTAAGTAGCATCGGTAATTTATTTTCTGGAAATTTTTTGGGAAGTGCGTCAGGAGTTGCAAATGCAGTTGAGAGTGCAATACCTGATGTGCATACAAGAGGTGTCAATGGTACGTTGTTATCTATTGCGCGTATACCATATGTGATAGAAACTTTTTACAAGATTACTGACGAGGATCTGTCAGATAATGGCAGACCTTATATGAAAAATGGCACAATGCAGGAACTAGGTGCTGGATATTATGTAGTAGAAAACGGAGCTATCAATGTGAGTGGAGCAACCAGAAACGAAAAAGATCAGATCAAACAGTTCCTTGAGGGAGGTGTATATTATGCGTAGCTTTCCTGCAAGCAATATTTCAATGTTCGTTGCGCTTATGACAAGTGCTAACTCTGGGCAGAACCCGTGGGGATCTGGTGGGGCAGGTGGAATCGGAGGTCTAATATTGCAAGCGTGGCAATGGATCGTGGATAGATGTAACGCACCGAATGTTGGGTACAATCAGGACTACAGAAATGAACAGACTATCAACGGAATAACTTACTATGATTGTAGTTCTTTAATCTTCTATGGGATGGGGCATGCAGGTTTTGAAGTCAATTTGACAGCATGGCCGTTCACCACGGAATCAATGCCAACGATACTGAAAAATCTCGGTTTTGAGGAAATAATATTACCTGCCGATTATACCGATTTCAAATTTCAAAAAGGTGATATTCTGTGGATACATGACACATCACTCGGAGGTCATCAGCACACAGAAATGATGTATGATGAAACACACTCTATGGGTGCGCACAGCAAAAAACTTCCATTGCCTGATCAGGTGAGTATTAATACGTACACAGTGTGGGAAAGTACGATACACTATTGGAGAGTGTACAGATGGCCTTTTTCCGGTGGTGATTGGCAGGTTGGAGGAAACAGTGAGTACTTTGGTGATCCCACCGCTAACCTGTGTGGAAACAACGAAAAAGCAATAAATAACGCAACTGTAATTTTAAATTATTTAAAAACGCAGGGATGGAGCGTAAATGCTATTGCAGGTCTTTGCGGAAATATTCAACAGGAAAGCACTTTCAATCCTGCATTGATTGAAATTGGAGGTACTGGACACGGGCTTGTGCAATGGACACCGCCGACCGATCTGTATAAGGTTCTTGATGTGTTATACGGAAATCATGATGATTGGTATGATGGTCAAAAACAGTTGAGTGTTATTTTTGCAGAGTTTCAGCAAAGTTCGGGAATTAAAAACTGGGGTATTGAACCACAATGGTATAGCACAAGTGCATATCCGTTGAGTTGGAAAGAGTGGAGTGTTAGTACACAGGATGCTGGATACCTTGCACTTGCGTTTCAGGCAAACTATGAAAGACCTGCTAGTATACATCAGGAACGTGCCGGATATGCTAGAGCGTGGTTTGATTATTTTAATAATTTGTAGGAGGTGAATATATGTTTGGATGTAATACAGGTGTCGGTGCTCCTGTGATGTATAATTATATCAATCAGTATAATAGTAGCATATGCCCGAGCACTAACCATTGCAAAAATACTCAGTTGTTTTGGTATTTTCAGAGATATCTATTGCAGAAAGCTATTTCTGTGATGAAATGGGATGTGCCGGACAACTGGGATAAGGATTATTTTCTTTATTGTTTGTACTGTTGGGGTACGGTTGCTATCATCAATACGGACAAGTTTGGTGTAATTCCACAGGGATGTACACTTAAGGGGTACAATGTTTTTTACAGACCGGCGCAGGCGGTCATCAACAATCCCTTGTTAAAAGGTGTGATTGAACCCGTGATTGGAGAACAGTGTGTTCTTTTTAAATGTACCGCCGACTATGGCGGGATCATGGATTTAGTAGGAAGATATGCTAATGAAATGTCTATTGCTATGGAATCTCTGGACATGAACGTAATGAACAGCAAGCTTGCGTATGTATTCAGAGCAAGTAATAAAGCGGGAGCGGAAAGTCTGAAAAAAGTCATGGATAAGGTCATGAGAGGTGAATTAGCTGTTTTCTATGACGAGAAACTCAGGATTCAGAGAGGAGATCAGACGGAGGAACCATGGGATTATTTTGTTAATAATTTGAGACAGAACTATATTGCAGGCGATGTTCTGGACACATTGCGGAGATTAGAAGAACTGTTTTGTACTGAGGTCGGCATCCCGTCTGCCAGATCGGATAAAAAAGAAAGAATGATATCTTCCGAAGCTGAGAGCAACGATGTTGAAACTTCAACTAGGATGGAAATGTGGTTAGACGGATGGAAGAAAAGTTGTGATGATGTTAAAAAGATGTTTGATGTTGAGGTAAGTGTAAATTGGAGACACAACCCAAATGAAAATGTTTCACGTGAAACATCTGGAGGTGATTCTGATTGAGTTTATTAACAGTTGAGGGATTATATAACTATGATAACACATTGTTTGACGGTTTTAATGTTCCTGAGGGGCTTGTGAAAGAGATTGCTATTGATGCGATTTTGATGCGGACTAGGGAATTGGAGATTTTATATCCAGATTTTACTTATTTAAAAAATCATATTACGATATGGAGTAACAAGTATCAGATTAACTGGAAAAAGTTGTATGATACTACAGTGTTAGAATATAATCCAATCGAAAACTATGACAGAATGGAAGATTGGACTGATACTGATGATGAAACAACTTCCAGTGCTAGAGATAACACAGTAAAAAGCACTAGCACTAATGAAATAATGAATAGTGTTAACATAACAGATCAGAATACAGCTTTCAATGCAGGACTTGCGGATCATGCGAAACAGATTACGGATGGAGACACGACAGAAAACGGAAGTATTACCAACACAGAAAAAGAAAATGTAAATGATGGAAGAACTGGAAAGCATACGAGAACCGGCAGGGCACACGGAAATATAGGTGTCACCACTTCACAACAGATGATACAAAGCGAACGGGATTTAGTTGTTTTCAATCTCTATGATATAATTGCAGAAAGTTTCATCGAAAATTTTTGCTTAATGGTATATTAATAGGAGGTGTTATATTATGAGTATGGAAAATTTAGGGCCTTACACTAATTTTCACGAACTTAATCAGGATTGGTTTTTACAGGAATTCAACAACCTTGTTGAAAAATGGAAAGCAATGCAGAAAAATTTTGATAACTTGCACGATGCTTTTAACGATCTGAAAAGTTATGTACAGGATTATTTCAAAAATTTAGATGTGCAGGATGAAATTAATAACAAACTTGATGAACTTGTTAATAGTGGAAAATTTGATACAATACTTGATAACTATTTTCAAAAAAAATGCAACACATATAAAACAGCCATTAACATGATTAATGATGTATCACTAACATCGGGATGCTTTTGCATCACTCAGGGATATTACACGCAAGGCGACGCTGGCAATGCTATGTATTACATTACGGATTTACCTGATAGTGATGTTTTATGCGTTAAATTACAAAATAATTTATATGCTAGATTATGCTTTAACAATTACACAATTAATATCCGCGCGTTAGGAATAATAAATACAGACGATATTGGCGCATTAATAAATGCATTATTGAAAGTAAAAGCTTCCAAGTGGCATACAATTTATTTGCCATATGGTACTTACACAATAAATACTCCAATAATTAGCGACAATGTAACAAATTTTAAAATTTTAGGTGATTATGGATCAACGGTTATAAACGCTAATTCTGACGCTATTAGATTGTATGGGGCTAGCTACTCAGAAATAGAAAATATCATATTTAAAGGTAACAATGAAAATATTGGATGGGCTTTATCAGACCAGAATCATGATACACAACAAGATAGAAGTAGTTTCACCAAAATAACAAATTGCTCTTTCAGTAACTTTAAAGTGTCTATAACAATAGATGCTCCTAGTGGATACAATTATTTTAATAATGTAAATATTTCCAAAATACCGGAAAATGGTATTGGAATCAGAATTGGAAAATTTTACAACAATACAAGTGGAATATTACCAAATTATGTTTATTTTACCGAATGTAATATTGATGCAAAAGATAGTACATATAGCACAATACGCGGTATAGAAATTTCATGTGGCCAGTATATTAAATTTAATAAATGTGACATAGCTAACTTTAAAAATAGTACAGCATTAATTGTTGATAACATTATTGATACTATAACAACTGTCTCTTATACACATCTCCGAGCCCACGAGACATGCGCAGATC